GAAGTAAGCAAAGTCAAAATAGACACGCTGAAATTTGACCCACAAAACGCACGCACGCATGACGCAAAAAACCTAGAGGCAATTGCCGGTAGCTTGCGCATGTTTGGCCAGCGCAAGCCAATAGTCATTACGGCAGACAACACAATTGTCGCCGGCAACGGGACAGTAGCAGCCGCTAAGGAGCTTGGCTGGCAAGAGGTGGCAGTTGTCAAAATCCCGGCTGACTGGTCGCCCGCCCAGGTAAAGGCATACGCCCTAGCCGACAATCGCACGGCAGAATTAGCAGCTTGGCAACCAGAGGTATTAGGGGCGCAGCTAATTGAGTTACAGGCCGACGGCATAGACATAGCTGAGTTTGGCTTTGCCCAAGAGCAAGTAAGCGAGGACGAGTTTGCCGCAGCCCTTGACGGACTACTTGGGGAGAAGGGCGAGATTGAGCAGATAACTTTTACCCTGCACAATTGGCAGGCCGAGAAGGTAAGGGAGGCTTTGGCTAAGTCAAAAAGCATGGGTGACTTTGGCGACACAGGCAACACAAACGCTAATGGCAATGCGCTTGCCCGCATTGTGGAATTGTGGCTAGGCGATGTCGGCTAAGTCGATTGTCCTGAAACCAATAAGCGCCCAAGTCGCTAATGATTTTGTAAAGCGCGTGCATTACAGCGGCAAGGTTGTCCCCAATAGTCAAATACACATTGGCATTTATTACTTTGGGAAGCTGGAAGGCGTAATGCAATACGGCCCCTGCCTAGCAAAAAAACAAATGCTCGGATTGGTCAAAGATACAAAATGGGAAAGCTTTATTGAGCTAAACAGAATGGCCTTTACAGACGCATTACCTAAAAATGCTGAAAGTCGCGCAATAGCTATAAGCCTAAAGATTTTGAAAAAGCACCTGCCACAATTAGAGTGGGTAATAAGTTTTGCCGACGGTGCTCAATGTGGCGACGGCACAATTTATAGAGCAAGTGGATTTTTGCTTACAGGCATAAAGCCAAATGAGGGGTTGCGCATGAACCCCGAGACAGGGGAAGTAATGCACACAATAACGGCCTATCACCGCAACATGAAAAAAGAGTTCTCTACTTGGCAGCCAGTTACCGGCTACCAATTGCGCTACATTTACTTTTACAACAAAGACGACGCTAAGCGCTTAGCCGTCAATGTTTTGCCTTACGACACGATTGACAAAGTCGGCGCAAGGATGTATAAAGGAATGCGCCCTGCAAGCATAGTTAGCGATGCGGCCTCTATCCATGAGACAAAGGGCGGTGCAACTCCGACCGCAGGGCTCCAAGCTAGCGAGGCATAATGCCGGCTGGCAGACCATCTAAACCAATTGAGCAAAAGCGTGCCTTGGGCAACCCAGGCAAACGTGCATTGCCAACAAATGCAATTGAGCTAGCACGCATAACACAAAAGCCCGAACCATCCCGCCCACTTCTCAAATACGGGCAAGAGCTTTGGGATAAAGTTTGGACTATGGGCGCAACATGGATTAGCCCAAACACTGACAGCGAGTTGCTACTTATGACTTGCGAAATGATTGACGAGCGCTGGAACTTGCGCGTAAAGGTTATGCAAACGGATGACCCCAAACTCCGTAGGGGACTTAGAGAACTTGACCGCCAAATTGTGTCCAACCTTTCACTCTTGGGCTTTAGTCCTGCCGACCGTAGCCGGCTAGGCGTGGCAGAGGTAAAGGCCGCAAGCAAACTAGAGGAACTAATGCAAAGGAAGGCAAACCGTGTTTCCGCCGCAATGGTTGACACCAGTTCCACCTGAGGCAATTGAGCAGGGCGAGGGTGACCTTGTCGTTGACTTTATTGAGGGCTTTGGCATTATTACAAAAGATTCCGTAGCAGGTAAGCAAGGTGAAAAGCTAGTCCTTCGCAAGTGGCAAAAAGATTTGATAAGGCATTTATACGCTAGCGATGGGCAGGGCTTTAGGTCGCGCGTAAACCTAGTGGGGATGCCGCGTAAGTCCGGTAAGTCTGCCATAGCCTCAGCCATGGCAATTTTTGACACATACTTTGGCCCTGCCGGTGGCGAAACTTATTCAGTAGCCGCAACCAGAGAGCAGGCACGAATAGTTTTTAGCGACGCTAAGCGCATTGTGGAAGCCAATGAAGAATTGCTAAAACTGGCAAAGCTTTACCGAGATGCAATTGAGATACCCTCAACCGGGTCAATTTACCGCGTGCTCTCTGCCGAGGCATTTAGCGCAGAAGGTCTAAACATAAGTGCATGTTGGTTTGACGAGTTACACGCGCAACCCAATAGAGAACTTTTTGACGTGATGTCGCTAGCTATGGGCGCGAGAGGGTCGCTTGCACATTTAGTTGCGATTACCACGGCGGGAGTAAAAACAGATGCAACTGGACAAGATTCAATCGCCTATAGCCTTTATCAGTATGGCCAGCGTGTCGCCAGAGGAGAAGTTTCTGACCCAAGTTTCTTTATGGCGTGGTGGGAAGCGCCGGCAGATGCAGACCATCGCGACCCCGAGACATGGAAATTGGCAAACCCAGGTTTCGGAGATTTGTCAGACCCAGCCGACTTTGAATCAGCGGTAAGGCGCACGCCCGAGGCGGAGTTTAGAACAAAGCGTTGCAACCAGTGGGTCAGCTCGCAAGTTAGCTGGCTACCTACTGGCACATGGGACGCTTGCGCTGGCGAGGTAAACATTGCAGGCAAGGACTACATAATTGGCTTTGATGGCTCATTTAGCGGCGACTCAACTGTCTTAGTTGGCGCAACAATTGAGGAAAAGCCGCAAGTATTCATGATTCACGCATGGGAAAAAGACCCAAACATACACGACGACTTATGGCGCGTAGACATTTTGGACGTAGAAAACAAAATTAGGGAGTTTGTAAAGGCAAACCCAAATGTCAAAGAGATAGTCTGTGACCCTTACCGCTGGCAACGCTCGATGCAAGTATTGGCAGAGGAAGGCTACCCAATTGTCGAATACCCTTCGACCAATGCCAGGAGAATGATTCCTGCCTGCGCAAAAATGTTCGACGCCGTAGTTGAGGGCAGGCTTATACACGACGGCGACCCAATACTTGCAAGGCATTTATCAAATGCGGTTGTAAAGTCCGACAACCTTGGGGTCAGGATAGTAAAAGAAAACAGGGCTTCTTCTAGACGCATCGACGCAGCCGTAGCAGCGGTTATTGCCTTTGACAGGGCGACGACAAGTAGAATAGAACCCGAACAACTAACTCCGGGTGTCTATGTCTTCTAAAGTGGTAACAGCCTTACAGGTGGCGGGCGCAGTTCTAATTAGCACCGGTTTGGGAATGATTTTCATACCTCTTGGCCTAATTGGCTTAGGGTTATTTTCCGTTCTATTCGGCCTAGCACTAGAGAGAACAAATGCTCAATAACCTATTCGAGAAAAGAGCAGTTACGCCTAACAGCCTTTGGGGCGCTGGGCTTGACTTTGATTTGCAAAACAACTCAGGGACTTTTATTGACGAAGAGAATGTCTATAAGTTAGCCGGAGTATCTGCGGCCATTTCCCTTATTGCAGGCACTATCTCTACCTTGCCTATGGACGCTTGGCTAAGACGCGATGGACAAAAGTTACTTATGCGCCCAAAGCCAGATTGGGTAAACAGACCAGACATTAGCTTTGTAGACCGCACGCCATTTATCAGCTCAATAATTTCGTCTCTCATGTTGGACGGCAATGCCTTTATACGAATTTTCAGGGACGAAGACGGTTTGCCAATAAACCTAATGGTGCTCAACCCAACAAAGATTGAAGTAAAGCGCAACCGCAATGGGCGCGTGATGTTTACCTATGAGGAAGACCAAAAGACTTACACCTCTGACCAAATACTCCACATTGTTGAATCAGTAATGCGACCTGGCGCTATCCGTGGCGTATCTCGCGTAGAGGCAATGAAGGACGCACTGGGATTAGGACTTGCCCTAGATTCATACGCCCAGCGTTTCTTTGGACAAGGCGCATCAGGTAATTACGCCCTAGTAACCCCGCAATCTTTATCCGAAGACCAAGCCAAAATGTTAGCCAAGTCGGTAGACGCAAGACATGGCGGTTGGCGTAAGGCACACAAAACTATCGTGCTGCACTCCGGCCTCGACATAAAAGACATTGGCGTAAACCCAGAGGACAGCCAGCTACTCGACTCCCGCCGCATGTTTATTGAAGACCTTTGCAGGATTTGGAACATACCTTCACACATGTTGAACCTGCCTGGCACAAACACTTACTCATCGGTTGAGGCTACTCAAATTGAATTTGTGACACACACCTTGAGACCATACGTCGCAATTATTGAGAACTCCCTTTCAACATTGCTACAGGTCTACCCAAATGGCCAGGGCGCTTTTGTTGAGTTCAACATGAATAGCCTTTTGCGTGGAGACGTGCAGTCACGCTTTACCGCTTACTCGCAAGGTATTCAGGCTGGCATCTTGACGTCTAACGACGCTAGGGTTGCCGAAGGCCTGTCAAAGATAGACGGTGGGGACGTGCTTAGAGTGCCACTATCAAATGTGAACATTGACGCAGCGGATTTGGTTGCAACCGACAAAAGGGTTGCAATGGCGCAAAAACTTATCAACTCAGGTTTTGACCCTGCCGAGACCCTTGCAGCCATGGGCTTGCCTGCTATTGGACATACTGGCGTGCCTAGCGTTCAGCTACAGGGTGTCGCACAAATAAACCCAGCCGACCCAACTTCTGTCTATCCGGAGGGATAATGCAAGCACCTGCAACGCTAAACCTAAACTGCTGGCAAGGCGCATCTTTTGATTACAACCTGACATGGACTTTGAACGGAACAGCCGTCAACCTGACTGGCTACTCGGCAAGGATGCAGGTAAGAGAAACTTATGACTCAACAAATGCCGTCATCAGCCTGACTTCTGGAACTGGCATCACACTCGGCGGAACTGCTGGCTCAATCCTTCTCGACATCTCTGCTGCAACAACCGCAGGCGTTCCCTCTGGTCCTTATGTCTATGACCTAGAGCTAGTGACATCGGGAGGTTATGTCACTCGCCTACTAGAAGGCAACTTCAATGTTGACCCAGAGGTAACTCGTTGAGCGTAATCACAGTCACAAGCGGCACAAGCATTGTTCAAGTTACCGCACCGAATACCGCAACCATAACCACTAGCGGAACATTCAGCGCAACTGTCAATCAGAACCAAGCCACGCTTGTTGACAACATCATCGGCGCAACTGCAATCGCCGAGCCTGCTTACATCCAGTTCAATGTCAATTCCGTTCCTTCTATCGCAGTTGGTCGCATCGGCTGGAATGACGCAGACAAGACTCTTGAGCTAGGCATGACCCCGACTGTCAATCAGAATGTCGGGCAAGAGCTTTTCATTTTGGCAAAGTCTTCGGATAACACTGAACGCACTAAGGGCAAAGCTGTCTACATCACAGGCTCAGACGGCAATAACAAACTTGTTGCATACGCTCAGGCAAACTCAGAGGTCACTAGTTCAAAAACCATTGCAGTTATGGCAGAGACAATTAGTGGTGGAAGCAAAGGATTCGCTGCTAGCTTTGGACTTGTCAGAAACATAAACACGAACGGACTAACCGAAGGTGCAGCAGTTTGGCTTTCCCCAACAGTGCCAGGTGGTCTAACTTCCACAAAGCCAGTCCCGCCAAATAACGCAGTCTTTATTGGATACTGCGTTAGAGCTAATCAGAACAATGGAGTTCTGTTTGTCAATATTCAGAACGGATACGAACTAGACGAACTTCACAATGTCAAGTTCAATGGCCTAACCGATGGACAGTCGCTTGTTTATGATTCCGCAACTAATCTCTGGGTCAATGAAACAGTCTTAGGGCAGCCAACGGTTCTATCAGTTGGAACGGTTACTAGCGGGACAGTCGCAGCGGTTACGGTTACAGGAACAGCACCATCGCAAACTTTGAACTTTGTTCTACCAAAAGGAGACAAAGGAGACACCGGAGCGACAGGTGCAACTGGGGCGCAGGGGCCGCAAGGTATCCAAGGCCTAAAAGGCGACACGGGCGCAACCGGCGCGACAGGTGCAACCGGCCCCGCTGGCCCTAAAGGCGACACAGGCGACACCGGGCCACAGGGTATCCAGGGCGCTAAGGGCGACAAAGGCGACAAGGGTGACACCGGACTTACTGGCCCACAGGGGCCACAGGGAGAACAGGGCATACAGGGCATACAGGGCAACACGGGTGCAACCGGAGCCACGGGGCCGCAAGGCCCGCAGGGTGACCAAGGTATTCAAGGTGTCAAGGGCGATACAGGAGATACTGGGCCGGCTGGGCCTACCGGTGCTACTGGCCCCCAGGGGCCACAGGGCATTCAAGGCGAGACAGGCCCGCAGGGTGCAACGGGAGCGACAGGGCCACAGGGGCCGTCCGGAGTTGTAGCTGCAATTTCTCCAATTGTTTATGACTCAGGAACTCAGACAATAAGCATCAACACAACCGCAGGCGGCATCACAATAAATGGAACAGCGGTTGCACTAGGGGGGACAATAACTGTGAATGCGAGGCTCGGCTAATGCCATACTTCATAACTGACCAATCAGCTGACTGCCCAGGCTGGGCAACTATCAAAGAAGACGGCGAAGTAATTGGTTGCCACACAACCAAGCAAGATGCCATTGACCAGATGGTCGCTGTCTCAATCGCTGAGGGCATTGAACCTGGTGGCGAGAGAGCAAGGCCAACTGAACTAGAGGTTGGTGATTATGTTTCGTGGAATAGCTCAGGTGGTCGCGCTAGGGGCGAGATTGTTCAAATTGAGCGAGACGGCACAATAAATGTCCCTGATTCGTCTTTCACAATCAGAGGCACTCCTGACGACCCAGCCGCTTTGATTCAGGTTTACCAAAGAGTAGAGGGCGGTTGGGATGACACTGATGTTTATGTTGGACATAAGTTCTCGACCCTCACAAAGATTGACCCATTGCCAGAGCCCATGGATGAAGA